GACAGTTGCAAAAGTTAAAAAGATTAGCAAGCCCTTTGCAAGAAAAATCCAAATCCTTACGGTTGGTGAACAAAGAGCCAAAGTTATGGGTAAGGCAAAGGTGGCAAGCATATTTAAAAAAGGTAAAGAAGCAATTAGGAAAGGAAGGAAAACATGAGTGAAAAAACAATGATAGCTGCTCTTCGAGCAAGATATGAAGCAGATATTGCAGAGGCAGATGTTACAATTAATATTTATCTTAATAACTCTGTGGGTATTGGAGAACATCCACAACATCTACAAGAAATAGATAAATTATTAGGAAAAATAGGTCATGCAAAAGAAAAGTTGGAACAATTAGAGGATTTTGAATAATGAATGATTTAGTTTTAATTGATAAAGTTAAGAAATCCATCAAAACAGCACAAGACCAAATAGAAGAAACTGTCATGGGAGGTGTTGACAATATGGAAAAATATCAGTATTTATTAGGTCAGGCACATGCCTACTCAATAATATTACAGGAAATCTCTAACCTGCTAAACTATAAGGAGCAAAAAAATGAGCAAGGAAACGTTATCGACATTGGAGGAGAAAAAGGAAAATCCTAAACATGTCAATGCATTAGAAGAAAAATATAAAGAAGAAGCAAAAGAAGAACCCCACGCAACAAGATTAGATCCAGACAATATTAAAGAAATGGTTGATCAATTACCAGAACCATCTGGTTATAGATTATTGTTATTACCATTTACACCAAAAGAAAAAACTAAAGGTGGAATTTTATTTTCCCAAGAACAATTAGACAAAGCAAGAATTGCAACGACATGTGGTTATGTTTTAAAAATGGGAGACTTGGCCTATAAAGATAATGAAAAATTTATAGAGCCTTGGTGTAAAGTAGGAGATTGGGTAATTTTTGCCAGATATGCTGGATCAAGATTACCAATAGAAGGCGGAGAAGTGCGATTAATAAACGATGACGAAGTTTTGGGTACAATAAAAGATCCAGAATCTATTCTTCATTACATTTAACATAGGAAAGGAACTATGCCAGAAGAAGAAAAAAAAGATAATCTAATTGATGTAGGTGATGGTGATGAATCAACAACTGAAATTAATTTAGATGAACAGCAACCTAAAAAGGAAGCTGCACAAGAAGAGGAAAAAATAGAAGTTGAACAGGTTGAAGCAAAAGAAGAAAAACCTGTTGAAGAAAAAAAAGATGGTGGTGAGGTTGAGAAAAAAGACGAGTTAAAAGAATATAGTGAAGGCGTTCAAAAAAGAATTGCTAAACTAACTCGTAAAATGAGAGAAGCAGAAAGGCAAAAAGAAGAGGCTATTGCTTTTGCTGAATCAGCAAAAAGAGATAAAGAAGCGGTAGAGGGTCGTTTATCTAAACTAGATAAGACCTATGTTTCTGAATTTGAAAGTAGAGTTAAGACAAATTTAGCAGCAGCTAAATTAGCTCTTAAAACTGCTATTGAATCTCAAGATGTAGAAGCACAAGTTGCAGCTCAAGAACAAATTGCAAATTTGACTATGGATGCAGCTAGACTTTCTTCAATGAAAAACAGAGAAGAACCAAAAAAAGAAGTTAATATTAACCCTCAAAGGGCTAATACAACGGCACCTACAGATCCTAAAGCAGAGGAATGGGCAGCTAATAACTCTTGGTTTGGTAATGATTCAGCTATGACTTATACGGCTTTTGATATACATAAGAAGCTAGTAGAGGAAGAAGGGTTTGATCCTAAAACTAACGAGTATTATGAGGAAGTAGATAAAAGAATAAGACTTGAATTTCCCCATAAGTTTGATAAGATGGATTCAAAACCTACAGAAAGAGCAAAACCTGCTCAAAATGTAGCTTCGGCTAAACGTTCAGCCTCAACAGGACGCAAGAAAACTGTCAAGCTCACACCTTCACAGGTAGCAATCGCTAAAAGATTAGGTGTGCCACTCGAAGATTATGCGAAACAATTAAAAATCACGGAAGGAGTATAAGCATATGGAAAAAGATAAAATGAAAACTTCACGTGCGAGTCAGACTAGAACTAAAGCGGAAGCTAAAAAAGTTTGGACTCCACCCAACTCACTCGATGCACCGCCTGCGCCAAAAGGCTTTCGACATCAGTGGATTAGAGCTGAAACTATGGGGTATCAAGATACCAAAAATGTTGCAGCATCTTTAAGAGAAGGATACGAATTAGTTCGAGCTGATGAATATCCTGAAGAAGATTATCCACAAATGTCTGAAGGTAGATACGCAGGGATCATAGGAGTAGGAGGCCTTTTGCTGGCAAGGATACCAGAAGAGATCGCGCTTCAAATTGATGAGTACTATAAACAAAAGACTCGAGATAAAGAAGAAGCAATTAATAACGATCTTATGAAGGAACGGCAAGCTGGGATGAAATTCAGAAATGAATCATCATCTAGTGTAACTTTTGGTGGTACAAAGAAAAGCTAATTATTTAGTAATTCCTATCCATTAAATTAACTTAACAATAAAAGGAAAAACTATGGCTAATGCTAGTACAACTGGATTTGGTTTAAGAATGGTAATGAATGTTGGTAATACTCCAGCTACTTCAGGACAATCTGAATACAAAATCCAAACGGCACCAGGTGTAGCGTCAAACAAAGGTGATCCAATGTCTGTTCAAAGTTCGAATGGAGATCAGGGTTACATTCAAGATGCCGCGTTTACAACACTTGATGACGGTGGAACAGGCGGAAACGCTTGGGCCAACAACGGTGGTGGCGGTGGCGGACAACCTAACGGTTTGTGCATAGGTGTATTCAACGGAGCATTCTTTATTGACTCTACTGGAAAACCTACGTTTTCAAACAATGTGGTTGCAGCGCAAGCTACTTCCAAAAACTATAACACAGGTTCAAATGACATTATCGCGTTTGTTAACGACAATCCTGATCAGGAATATGTTGTTAAAGCAGACTCTGCAATTGTGCAGGCTGACTTCGGCGCAGTTAATGCAATGAACATGAACAATTACACAGCTACCGACAACAAAGATGGTCAATCGATCTCTACGTTAAGGAAAACTGGTGCAGATGCGAACTCACAATTTAGATTAGTAAGAAGCGCGGAAGATCCTGAAAACAAAGATCTTACGGCAGCTGGTGCTAACATAATTGTTACATTCTTACCTGCAAGTAACTTGTATAACGCTTAATAACAAATAGGAGTATATAACTATGGCAATATCACGAGCACAACTAGTTAAAGAACTAGAGCCAGGTCTAAATGCACTATTTGGACTTGAGTACAAACAATATGCTAACGAGCATGCTGAAATATTCGACACGGAAACATCTGACAGAGCTTTTGAAGAAGAAGTAATGTTATCTAGTTTCGCGAATGCGGCAGTAAAACCTGAAGGTCAAGGTGTAACATTTGATGATGCACAAGAAACTTTCACAGCACGTTACACTAACGAAACAATAGCACTTGCTTTCGCGATCACTGAAGAAGCGATCGAAGACAACTTGTATGACAGACTTGCGTCTAGATATACAAAAGCATTAGCAAGATCTATGGCAAACACGAAGCAAGTTAAGGCAGCAGCAGTATTGAACAACGCGTTTGATTCAAACTTTGCTGGCGGTGACGGAGTAGAACTTTGTTCTGCTGTTCACCCAACTTTAGCGGGAACTTTCTCTAACGAGTTAAGCACACCTGCTGAACTTAACGAAACTTCATTAGAACAGTCGTTGATTGATATCGCGGCACTTACTGATGAAAGAGGCTTAAAAATTGCAGCACAAGGAACAAAATTAATAATTCCTTCTGCTTTACAATTTACTGCTGAAAGACTGATGAAGTCTGCTGGCAGAGTAGGCACAGCTGATAATGACATTAACGCAATTGCGTCAATGGGAATGATTCCACAAGGTTACGTAGTAAACCACTACTTAACTTCTGCGAAGAAATTCTTCATTAAAACAGATGTACCAAACGGTCTTAAACATTTCGTAAGATCACCTATCAAAACTTCAATGGAAGGTGACTTCGATACAGGCAACGTAAGATACAAAGCTAGAGAGAGATACGTTTTCGGATTCTCTGACCCTAGAGGTATTTTCGGTTCTAACGCAACATAATCGTTAAAATAAATAATTTAAAAAGGGGCTTAACGGCCCCTTTTTTTTGTGGTAAAAGGTAAATAATCATGACAAAATTTCTAGTTAATATCAGGGCGTATGGATATCATGCGCGATTCATAGTTGAAGCAGAAGACAACGCCGAGTCTATTGAAAATTCAATAGTTGACAAACTAGGAGAAAAAGGTGTAAAATGGGAAAAAGACGGATTTACTAGTCGGTCTATAAAATGGATTACCTATGAGGAGGTCCTAGATGCAAACACTTTCAGACCTTTACAAGCAGAAAAGGAAGCTGGAACTGGATTGGGAACAGCATCATCTTAA